TTGATTCACTTTATCTATTTCATTCACTTTATCTATTTCATTCACTTTATCTATTTCATTAATATGAATATCGTTGAGTTTATTAATAATTTACCATTAGACACTCAAAATATTGATTTAAAAAATTTAACCGATTTCGCAAGATCAAACAATAATATTTTTGATTTTATTCAGCATGTTCCTGATTTATCTAGATTCACTAAGTTAAAAACTTTTCGTCTTATACATACTTATCGTGTCACTACTTTACCTGTATTACCTGACTCATTAGAGAGATTGGAATGTTATGGCAACGCATTAACTCAACTACCTAAGCTACCTAAGAACTTAAAAAGTCTTTATTGTTGGCATAATAACTTATCTGAATTACCTTCTCCTTTACCTGAAAATTTAGAAGTTTTATGCTGTGGACGAAATCCTATAGATTCTTTACCTATATTACCTGAATCATTATATTGTTTTGACGCACAAGGTAATAAATATAACTCATATATTAAATTATTGTTTGGTAATAATATTTCATTTATTAGTCTCCATAATGTAGAAGAATTACAAACTATAAAAAACAAAATTAAAGTTTTTCATAATTGTAAATATATTATTTATTCTTTTAAATGTAGAAAACAATTCAGAAAGTTATTATGGGAAAAAGTTAGAGAACCTAAAATTAGAAGACAGTTTGCTCCTGAAAATATTGTTGATATTCTGTATAATGAAATTGAAGACGATGATATATTTTAAATTTATTATATTTGTATTTATTATATTTGTAAATTAATCTACCCTTTTTTTATTTATAAAAAAATTGAATACTTTTTACCTCTTCAAATTGAATTTAAACAATATGAACGCTTATCAAATTTGTCTTGAAAAACAATTATTAATTAATAAGTTATTAGATAATAGAAGATGTTTTGATCTTCGTAATGATATAAAAAATTATTTATTTGTTGATCATATATATTTAGATTCTCGTAATAAAAAAAATGAATTAATAAATAATTTTAATTTATTTTCAGGGCGTTCTGTATATGAATTTTATGGTAATTGGTTTTTTCGATATGGTTATGATGTATATTTTGACTGTATCAATTGTATATTATGTGGCGGGTTCAAATATATTACACCTCGCCTACATATTGAAATCGCGCAAAGAGCTTTATGTTCTTGTCCAGGTTTTCAAGAAGAGTATTCGCATGAGATTTACATGTTGAATCAACCTTTACAAATTTTCAATGACGATGGTACATTATGATTTTTAACAAATTCGTAAATATTTAAAAATAGTTAATTCCTCATCATCATCAATTATTTCAGGTTCTTTATATTGTTTTGAATAATCATAATTTAAAAATAAATCACAATCAAAACTTTTTTTTATTTTTGTAACCCAAATTGTTTCACATAATGGGATAAATTGTTCATATATATTTTTTCCGCCAATAATAAATATTTTAAAATCACTAATTAAAAAAGGATACCTTTCCAAATATTTCTCTCTGTTATTAATAATAAGCTGATATATTTTATCGTTATTAGTAAAGATTAAATTATCGTGACTGTCTACATTATTATATTTATCAATATTATTAGTTAATACAATATTCAGACGATTTTTAAGAGGTTTTACTTCATCTGGTAGAGAGAAATACGTATTTCTTCCCATTATTACTACATTATTTTTTGTTTTATTGTAGAAAAATTTTAAGTCCTTTTTAGATTTCCATGGTATACTTCCATCTTTAGATAATCCATTATAAAGATCTATCGCATAAATAGCTTCCATATAAAATTTATAAATTTAATTTTATATATTAATTTAATTATATTATTTATGGATAATTTACAAATAGCAGAATGTATCGAAAAATTATTCAGTTCTATTACTGATAATTATATATTTGTATATACTCCTCCAAAAGTAGGTTCTACAACACTCGTAACATCTTTAAGGATTTCACTAGGAAGAAGTTATAATGTTATTCATATTCATGATGAAATTATGTTAAGCGTTTTAACAGGAATTAATAATGTTAAGATAAATGATATTATTAATTTTCTTTCTGGACAAGGAAAAAATGTTTATGTTATCGATGTGTATAGAACCCCAATAGAGAGAAAAATGTCGGAATTTTTTGAAAAAATATCGTGTCATCATTTTAATAATACAGAAGAAAATATAAGTAAGTATTCTATAAAAAGAATAAGTAATAGATTTAATAAATTATTTCCTCATTTAGAAAATGGAGACCATTATTTTGAACAATATAATATAGATAATCCAATACCATTTGACTTTATAAATAAATTTACACTACAATTAATAAACAATGTTAAATATATTAAATTGAGGCTATGTGATTCAAATATATGGTCTGATATTTTGACAAACATATTTAAAAGTGAAATTGTTATTATTTATGATTATAATACAGAAAATAAATGTATCGGATATTTATATAAAAGGTTTAAACAAGAATATAGGCTACCAATAAATTTTTTTGAGTTAATAAAAGAATGTAAATATTTAAATTTTTATTATGACGAAACAGAGAGAAATAATTATATTAATTATTGGTCTAATAAATTATCTAATGATTTTTTTACACCTTATACAAAATCAGAATATAATTTTTATATGAATTTATGTTTAGAAAATCAGTATATTAATGATATTCAAAATGAACATTACATCGATAATGGTTGTTTTTGTAATTATTGTACTAAAAAACGAAAAGACATATTTTTTAAAGCTAAATCAGGCCTAAAAGTATTTGAAAAAATTATACATAGAGAAGTTATTAATGAAGTTAAAAATGAAAAAATTAATAAAATAAACGATAAACTTAAAAATGTTATTAATGGATACATTTCGAAACAAAAATTTAAACCTAAACAATTTAAAATTAATGTATTAAGTAAACCTTAAGTTTATATGTTTAAGTTTCTTCATTTTTTACAAAGTGCTTATTCATATATTTTTGAATATTAAAATACGTTAGTTCTTCACTATCATTTAATCCCAATAAAATTTTTAATTTTTCGTCAGGTGAAATTATTTTTGAATTTTTTGTGTTCTCTAATTTATTTTCTTTAATATAAGCCACAAGAGCACGAGTTACTTCTGTTCTAGCTATTTCACTACCTTCTGCTTTATTCATAAATTCACATAATTCTTTAGTTACTTTACTTGGTTTTGCGAATCCAGAAGGTTGACGATTACCTTTGTTTTTTGTTTTTTTTTCGAAATTTTTTTTAAGTCCTTTCATCTGTTTTTTTACATTTTTTTCGAGTTGTTTAATATTTTGTTGTATTCCAGATATTTGATTTTTCATTAATGTCAATTGATTTACTACATTTTCAAATTGAGAAAACATATCGTCAATAACTTGATTATTATCACTATTATTAGTTTCCTTTGTCATTTTATATTTACATGTATCAAGTAATATTTAAATTGATTTTTTTTAAATATTATTTAATTTTAATGTTTACGATTCTTTGCTTTTCTAGTCTTTTTTCCACCTTTTTTATATTTACGTTTACCACCAATATTTTTTTCAAGTTCATCATAATCTGAAGTACTCGCAGGTGTTTCATTATTTTCAGATGATTCAGTTTGATTTACAGTTGGTAATTCTTGTTGTACTTCTGGTTCATCGCCTCCTTTTTTACGCATATTTTTACAAATAGGGCATTTACAATCTATTTTGTGGTTATTTCCTTTTCTTTTTTTACTTCCACCATCAACAGGAAAAACATTCTCATCCGTTATTTCTTCTGCTTTTTCTTCTGCTTTTTCTTCTGCTTTTTCTTCTACTTGTTCTGCTTTTTCTTCTCCATCCATTTCTCCATCTTGACCACCTTTATAAGTTTTACGAGTTTTTCTTTTTTTACCACCTGATATAGTTTTATTTGTTTTATTTTTAGCATTTTTCATGTTTATACATATAGGACATTTACAATCTGGTTTATGTCCATTTTTCTTTTTTGAACCACCCATTCGTTTTAATTCTTCTTTTTTTGCTTCCTCTTCATAACCACCCCTCTTGGCTTTATTCCTTATGTTTTCACAAATATGACACATGCAATCTAATTTATGCCCGTTTTTTCTTTTAGCACCACCAATTTTAATTTCTGTAACATCTTGATGTTTCATTATATATTAACAAAATAAATAAGTTTTTTAAATTATTAAATAATTAAATTTAATTTTTAATAATTTCTGATTTCAAATTTCTAAATTATGCTTGTTTAGTTTGATTTGTCGTACTTCGGTCAGAAGTGTTTTTACGGTTTTTTCTTCCAGCGCGCATCCATTCGCTATCATTACTTTCTCTAGGACCTTCACCACGAGCCTTTGGCGGATTCGTTTGTTGTCTCGGCGTAGTTTGTCTCGGCGTAGTTTGTCTAGTTTGTTCTCTTTGATGAGGTTGAGGAGTAACGGGTGTATGTACATTATTAGAATCACTTTGATCTCCCTTTGTTGATCTATATTCGTTTCTTGCGATCTTTAATTCACGTCTAGTTTCACACATCAACTTACCACCACGAATTCCTGATACGTTCGATGCCTGCCATTCATGTTGACTTGACTCAATCCTAACCATATCAAACTCAACATACTCTCCTTGGACTAAATACTTATATTGTTGGTTCTCAACATTAATTACGCTATGGTGAACAAAAATATCCGTTCCAGAACGACTACCATCTGTAATAGTAATAAATCCATACCCAGCTTTATTATTAAACCACTTTACACGTCCAGTCCAGTGTTCAGAAGAGTTATTTGTAACGCTATCTCTATTAGATGACATTATTTATATATTTTATAATATATTATCTTTAAACCTTTTTTTAGATAAATATTATTTTTTCGTTTGTGTTATGTAATATATATGCGACAATACATATCTTTCTAAATCTTCTTTTTTCGTTATATCCACATCATCCATATTTATATTTGTAAAATCATATAATTCAATATTATTTATACTAACATATTCAAAAATAGGTATTAGATTTATGCTTTCAGGCTGAGATATATCTTTTAAATTTATATCATGTTCTTTTGCCATATATCTACAATAATTATAAATGACTAAACTAATCATTTTTAGTCTCTTATCTTGTTGTTGGTCTGCTTTTTGATTTACCATTTGAAATACATTAAATATTGAAGTTATGTATTTGTCCATATTATCATATCTATTTTTATAACTCATTTTAATACACGAATAATTTCTTTTATAATTTTTAACTTATTAATTCTATTTCTCTCTTAAATTCATCTATTATCAATTTATAATTTGGAGTCTCCTCAAATTCTAATTTTTTTACTCGTTTAATATAGTTTATTATTATTTCTGGTATGCTATTATCATTCAAAATATTTTGTTTCATAATCAATATTTTATTTTCATCTGATTCATTATTCCAAGGAAGTAACCCATTATATAAATATAATAACATATATCCCAATGATTCTAAATCATCTCTTCTACTCAATTCGAGAGAGTTATGTGAATTTATACTCATGTAATTTTTACTACCAATTTTTCCGTTAGTTTGTTTTATCTTTATATGTCCATTATCCCCAATAAATTTTTTACAAAATCCAAAATCTATTAAATAAATAGAATTTAAATCATATAAACGAAACAAAAAATTATCTGGTTTTATGTCTCTATGAACCAATCCTCTTTCATGTATATTTTTAATTATCATTAGTATTTTAATGCCAATTTTTAACGTTAACTTCAAGTTTAACTTAGTGTGAACTTCTATTAAATCTCGTAAAGAAGGTCCTAATAGATTAATCACCATACAATAATTATTATAATATTTACCAAACCATTTTACAGAAGGGATATTTGGACAATCTTTTAAATATTGATATATTATTGATTCATTTTTTAATAGTTTTAGTTCGTGTTCTATTGGCTCCATTTTAATTGCAACATACTCATTTGTCCTCATATTTTGACCCTTATATATTAATCCAAATGCGCCTGATCCTATTTTTTCAATTAATTTATATTTATTATTTATAATATACATTATAATAATATTTAATAATATATTTATTATCTATTATTTAAATAATTTTTATTATAGAGTAAAAATATATAGTGTGATTAAATGTGTAAAGATTAGTAATATTTGTTGTATTATTAAAACTATTTTACTATAAAATGATATCGGATATAATTCTGATATACCTACACCTGCTTGTATTGTTGTACTTAATAATAAAAAATCTATTAATTTATTGTATCTAACATTTTTCTCTCCATTATCACTTTGAAAATGATCTGAAAGATATAAATAAATAACAGCAAAAATTATTATACATAATATATGAAATAATACAGTTCGTATAACTAACTTCATATAATATTAAAATAAATTTTTTTATAATATTTATGATATTTATGATATTTATGATATTTATGATATTTATGGCATATTATTGCTTATAGCATATTTATTCAAGAAATTCTTTACATTATTTACAAAATTTATAGAGTTGTATATGTTATATATTTCGCTATTTAAATATGCTTCAATAACATATATTCTTCCATTTAAACTTTTATAAAATCCAAAACTTATATAACCTCCAGCATTTGAAGCAAAATACGCATAATTTTTATCATCTTCTGAATTATTTATTTCATCCCAACATTTTATAATATCTTCATAATATTCTACAGAAATATGAGGAAATGTATCTAAATCATTTTTACTTCGGACGGCTTCTTCTGCTATTCTAATAAATTCGTTCGATAATCGTTGTAGCATATTGTAATAATTATATCTTTCACATTAATCCATTTTATAAATCAATTTTTTTATAATAAAAATATAATATTATAAAAAATATTAGTATTTTATACTTCTCTACCATTATAAATTGTATTTAATTGTCTATTCACACGAATAAAAGTTGTACATTTTGGAATATCTTTAATTTTTTTTGCTCCTATATAAGTCATTGTTGAACGAATGCCTCCTTGAATATTTAAAATTGTATTTTCAACTGGTCCACGATATTCAATCTTAACTGTCTTACCCTCGCTACTTCTATATTTTGCTACTCCACCACTATATTTATTCATAGCAGTATCAGAACTCATACCATAAAATATTTTCCAACTCTTAACAACTTCTCCTTCAGAATTAGTATCATGAATTAAATCGCCTCCAGATTCAGTATGACCAGCAAACATTGAACCGCTCATTACAAAATCCGCTCCTGCTCCATAAGCCTTAGAAAAATCACCTACAACCTGAAGACCACCATCACTAATAACGTGTGCGTCTAAACCATGAGCCGTATCAGCACATTCAATAACAGCACTTAATTGTGGCATACCTATTCCAGTTTGTTTTCTAGTTGTACAACAACTACCACTTCCTATACCAACTTTAACAATATCAACTTTACCATTCATTACTAGTTCTAATACACCTTCAGAAGTGCAGACATTACCAGCTATTAATACTTTATCTGGATATTTCTCTCTAATTTGTTTACAAGTTTCTATAAATTTTGACATATAACCATTTGCTACATCAATACAAATGAATTTTGGATTAATCTCTTTAACAATTAAATCTAAATTTTCTAAATCTTTTAAGCCAATACCAGTTGAAACAGCAAAATAATTTGTGTCTAATCCCCTATTAATTAAATCATCTTTATTATAATATTTATGTAAACAAGTTAACACCTTATGTTTTTGTAATTCGAGTGCCATTTCAATTGTTCCAGTAGTATCCATATTACTCACCATTATAGGAACCCCGGTCCAAATACAAGAAGAATATTTAAATTTAAATGTTCTCTCGAGAGAAACTTCTGAACGTGATGAATATTGACTCATTTTTGGTGTAATTAATACATCTGTAAAGTCTAATTTAACATCATCTAATATTTTCATCGTATATTTAATTTATTAATAAGTATTTAAGTTTATTTAATTACAATAAATAAATTTAAATTTGAAAATATTTAGCTTAATTAATTATAATTTCAATTATATGATTGACAAAGTAGATATAGTTGTTGGTTGTAGTTTTGGCGACGAAGGAAAAGGTAAAGTTGTATATGACTTGTTAAAAAAACAACAATATAATTTGTGTGTTCGTTTTAATGGTTCAGGTAATGCTGGTCATACTATTTATGATAATGGTAATAAATATGTTGTTCACCAGTTACCGGTTGGTATTTTATTACCAAACGTTTATAACTTAATTTCAAGTGATTGTTTAATTAATTTAGAGCGTTTAAAAAACGAAATAAATAAACTTACAGAAAAAGGATTTAATATACGAGATAGATTATTTATTAGCAAAGCTTGTCACATAATTACTGAAGAATGTATTAAATATGATAGAGAGAATAATAA